TTATTTATAGATGATATTAAACCAGTACCAATGGCAACACAGAGACATTTAGCAGAGTATGAGACTGATGAATTTGATGCGGATGATAGTCATGTATTTCATGTGAATGATCTACAACCAAAAGGAGTAACACAATGACAGGACAATTAATATATGTAGCACATCCTTATGGGGGAGATGGAAAAAACAAAGCATCCATAGATGACATTATGAAAGATTTAGTGTTGAAAGATAAATACAATACATATCTCTCACCAATACATAACTTTTCTATGGTTTACTTTGAAAAAAGATATGCAAAGGGACTAGAGATTTGTTTAGACATGTTAGACAAATGCTCAATCTTAATATTGTGTGGTGACTGGCAAAAATCAAGAGGGTGTATTGGTGAATGGGCATTTGCAAAAGCGATGGGGCATAAAATATATACACTTGATGAATGGAAAGCATACATTGAAACACAAGGGGATATTAGTAGATGACAGGAAGGGAATATTTAAATCAAATTCGTGATACAGATTTAAATATTAGGTGTAAGGAGAGAGAAATATTTAGATTGAGACAAGACATAATGAGCCTTCAAGCAATCGATTATAGTAGAGATAGAATTACTGGTGGTCAACCAATAACTATTGCAGATAAAGTAGCGAATCTTGATGCGGTTACAGATGAGATTATGAAAGAATGGAGCACATACCTACAAGAGAGAGAACGAGCAAGGTTTATGATCAATCAAATTCGCAGTACAAAACAAAGGACGGTATTAGTAGATAGGTACATTAATGGATGTACATGGGAAAAGGTAGCAGAACTAATTGATTGTTCAAGGCAGAATGTTCATAATCTACATAAGAGAGCAATCAAAAATTTTGAGGAAATTTATAAAAAGGTTGCTATTATTTGACACTCTATATATGAGATACTGTATGTGGGCATGAACGGGTTGAACACGTCAAGCCTCATTAAAAAACCACATACCCTAAAAGGACTTCATCATAATTGGTCGCATAACACGATATGATGCGGTCCTTTTTGGTTTATAAGAGGAAATATGAAGCACAAAAGAATTATGTCGAAGAAAACAATTAATGAGATACGCTCTACACGATGTGAAATTTGCGGTCAAAGGACAAACATTGAACCGCATCATATTAATACACGTGGAAGCGGTGGCGGTGATATTAGAGAAAATCTAATCCAACTATGTACACAATGCCATATCAATACACATAGTGGACAACATCCAACAAAAGATGATTGCTTAAATAAAGTAGCAGAGCGTGAAGGTATTACATACGATGAAGCATATGCAATTAATCGTAGAGCAATGGGATACGACGTATAAAATGTAGTGGCCTAGAAAAAAGGAGACATTTAAAAAAAATGGCAAAAGACTATTCTAAAAATTTCTATAACTCATATAGATGGAGAAGATGTGCAAAAGCATATGCAGAATCAAAACTCTATATATGTGAAAGATGCCATGGATTAAAAAGTATCAATAAGGCAGATGGGACTAGACAACGTTGGGTAGTGCATCATAAAAAACCACTAAACCCAAACAACATCACCAATGATGTGGTGGCGTATGGTTGGGATAATCTTATGTTCTTATGTATTGAATGTCATAATGCTATACATGCAGAGATAGATGCTATGACTACACCTAATGGATTGACGAGTGGGGCGAGCCTATTAGTTAGACCGACACGTGGAATGATATTCAATGAGCTTGGTGATTTAGTAGCCGTAAATGATAATGAACATGATAATAATTAACTCCCCCCCATATTTTTATGGTGAAAATATTTTTTTCTACACCGGGGCAGCAGTTTCGTTTAAAACACAGGTCGCACATGTGAGGGGTGTGGTTAACAAAGGAGTGATAGGAGTTGACAAATGAAGAAAAAGAAAAAATAAAAAAGAAGAGAATTACAGAATATAACAAGATTTTTAAGGAACTTCCACAAGAAAAGAAAAAGTTGATTAGAAAATCAATTGAGCAAGCTGTACACATGGAAATGCAGTTAGATGAACTACAAATTCAATTAGAAAAAGTAGGATTTGTGGAAGAATATTGCAATGGAAACAATCAATTTGGTAAAAAAGAATCGACTGAATCAAAGGCTTATAACACGTTGATGAAAAACTATATTGCCATCATAAAAGTACTGTTGAGCGAATTACCACAGACTAAAAATGAAGATGATGATGAAGGATTTAAGAAGTTTATTATGGAACGTGTTAGACGATGAACCCAATCAGAGAATACTATAACCAAATCATTGATGGTGAAATAGTTGTATCTGATCGTGTTCGCAGGATATATAAGCATTTAGTCGATAAGTTAGAAAACCCAAGTCAATATATCTATGATAAGGACAGGGCAGAAGTTGCAATTGATTTCATTGAGCTGTTTTGCAAACATTCTAAAGGTAAGTGGGCAGGAAAACCAGTAATCTTAGAATTATGGCAAAAAGCAATGATTGCTGCATTATTTGGATTTGTTGATAAAGATACAAAAGCAAGGCAATATCAAGAACTCATATTGATAGTGGCACGTAAAAACGGTAAGTCCACTGTAGCGGCCGCAATAGGCCTTTTTTTGTTGGTTGCGGATGGTGAAATGGGTGCTGAAATATATAGTGCTGCAACAAAGCGTGACCAAGCAAAAATTATATGGGATGAAGCGGCTAAAATGATAAAAAAAAGTAAGTCGCTTAATAAGGTTTGTCATATTCGTGTTAACAGAATTTTGTGTGATGTAAATGATGGAAAGTTTGTACCGCTTGCATCAGATTCTAATAATCTTGATGGGTTAAATGTTCATGGAGCATTGATTGATGAACTGCATGCTATCAAGGATAAGAATTTATATGATGTAATCGTTGATGGTATGAGCGCACGTGAACAACCACTAACCATTATTACTAGTACTGCTGGTACAGTTCGTGAAAATATTTACGATATTAAATATGATGAGGCTTGCCAAATTGTAGATGGGTATGATGATGAGCAAGGTTATAAAAATGAACGTATCTTACCAATAATTTATGAGTTAGATAGTAGAAAGGAATGGACAGATCCTAATTGTTGGGCAAAAGCTAATCCGGGACTAGGAACAATAAAAAGCATTAGCCAATTAGCTGAAAAAGTTAAATCAGCACAAAATAATCCTATTCATGTTACAAATCTACTAACAAAGGACTTTAATGTTCGTGAAACATCATCAGAGGCGTTTTTAACATTTGAACAATTAAACAATATAGCAACATACGATATTGCTAAATTAAAGCCAAGATATGGGATAGGTGGAATAGACTTATCAGCAACTACAGACTTAACATGCGCCACATTGTTATTCATGATACCTAATGACCCTGTAAAATATATCAAGCAAATGTACTGGATACCAGAAGATTTATTTGAAAAAAGAGTGCAAGAGGATAAAGTACCTTATGATGTGTGGTATAAAAGAGGGTTTATACGAAAATCACCGGGCAATAGAATTGACTATAGGCTAATTGTTGATTGGTTTAAAGAAAGACAAACGGAAGATGATATTTACTTATATAAATGTGGGTATGACGGATGGAGTGCTACATATTTTGTAGAAGATATGAAATCAGAGTTTGGGCGGTCTGTAATGAATCCAGTCATTCAAGGTAAGAAAACGTTGAGCGGACCAATGAAAGCATTGGGCGCAGAACTGGAAGCAAAATTAATCAACTATGATAACAATCCAATATTGAAATGGTGTATGGCTAATGTGGAAATAGATGTAGATCGTAATGGTAACATCCAACCAACTAAATCTATTCATGCAAAGAAAAGGATTGATGGATTTGCATCAATGTTAGATGCATATGTTGAGTATGAACGAAACCAAGAGGATTACCACAATGTAATTTAAGAAAGGAGGTGAGATGATGAACTATCGAAATATCTTTAATAAAATATTTGGATTTGGCAATACTGATAAAGCTAATTTAACTGGGGCAGAGTTTTTAGATGGATATACAAATGTATTCACACCTTTTACAGGAGTACCATATACGGATACAACGTTTAGGGATTGTACGGATACGATTGCTAGACATCTTGGGAAAATGAAATTAAAACATGTTAGACGAACTGATGCGGGAATGGTTCCAGGGCTACAATCTATCAATCATATATTAGGAACAAGACCTAATCCATTTATGACGGCTAGTGAATTTCTTGAAAAGGTTGTTGCACAGTACTTTAACTACAATAATGCTTTCATTTATATTCAGCGTGATATAAATGGTGTGATTACTGGGCTGTATCCATTGGATTTTGGCAGTGTTGAAATTAAGGTGGATACTGAAAATAATTTATATGTGAAATTCCAATTCATTAACGGTAAAAGCATGACTGTACTATATGATGCGGTTATTCATATTAAAAGGCACTTTAACAGTCATCAACTGTTTGGCGAAGATAATTCAAGAGCCTTAAAAGAGGACTTAGATTTACTTCATGCAGTAAAGGCAGCGATTATAAACTCTGTAAAAAATGGCAACTCTTTACGTGGTATTATCAATTTTGAGGGTACTGTACGTGAAGATGACCAACAAATGTTATGGGAGAAGTTTACAGATCGCTATGTATCAAATAAAAATGGTAGTGGTATTGCTACATTGGATAATAAAGCTACATTCCAACAGTTAACAACAACTATCAGTACCTTTAATAAAGGTCAGATGGATTTTGCAAGAGATATGGTATATAAACATTTTGGATTAAATGAAAAGATTGTTAGTGGTAATTATACCGAGGACGAATACATAGCGTTTTATGAATCTGTGTTAGAGCCAATTGCTATTAAATTAACACAGGAATTTACAGAAAAATTATTTACAAGCCGTGAAAAGGGGCATGGAAATGAAGTAATAGTTGAAAGCAATAGACTATCCTATATGTCAGTTGCAAGTAGAATTAAAATTTGTACAACACTATTACCTACTGGTGCTGTTACAGTAAATGAAATTCGTGAAATTTTTGGTTATGAAGGTGTAGAAGGTGGCGATGAACGTTTAGTAAGTCTTAATTTCGCCAAGTATAAAGACCTTTCACAATATCAAATAAATGCATCGAAAGGAGGTGATACAAATGAGGGAGAACCGAAAACTGGAACACCGAATGATGACGGTGCAAGCGATACAGAATGATACTGATGATATTCAAACACGAACAGTAGAAGGATATGCTGCAGTTTTTAATGAAGAAACGCTAATTTGGAAATCTGAATATACTGGGTATGAATATCGTGAAGTGATTTTACCGGGCGCATTTGATAATACTGATTTTAGTCAATGCGTATTAAATTACAATCATGGCGGTATGCTATTTGCTAGAACCGCTAGTGGAACACTGCAATTAACTGTTGATGAAAAAGGGTTAAAATTGACAGGTAATGTAGCAGACACTTCGATTGGTAATGATGTGTATTCTTTAATTAAACGTGGTGATCTAAACAAAATGTCATTCGCCTTTATTGTCAATGGTGAAGAAGAAGAGATTGACCGAGAAAATAAAATATACATACGAAAAATTAAATCAGTAAAAGCGGTATATGATGTATCTATTGTAGATAACCCTGCATATAAAGGCACATCAGTTAGTGCTAGGGCAAATGGGGGATATAAAAGATATGAAGATATCGAAAAAAGAAAACGGCTAACATTATTAGCTATGACATAACAAATGTATTTGACACGCTATAAGCGTGTTTTTTTATTACCTAAATAAGGAGAAAAAATATGAATCGATTGGAAGAAATTAGACAACGTAGAGCAGAATTACGTGCAATGTTGGAAGATACAACACAGCTTAACTTGAATCTTGATGAAATTGAAACAGAATTACGTGCATTGGAAGCAGAAGAAACAGAACTAGAACGTAGAACTGCAATTTTGAATACTGTTCCTACTGCTACTACAGTGCCTGTACCTGTAGCAGAACAACGTACACAAGGTGCAGAAGTATTTGATTCCATGGAATACCGTAATGCATTCATGCAATATGTAATGAATAACACACCAATTCCTGCAGAATTACGTCAAAATGAAAACACATTAACTACAGATATTGGCGCAGTAATTCCACCAACAGTTTTGAACAAGATTGTTCAAAAAATGGAAAGCGTTGGAATGGTATTACCATTAGTTACGAATACAAACTTTAAATCTGGTCTTGCTATTCCTACAAATAATGTAATGCCTGTAGCAACATGGGTGGCAGAAGGTAAAGGCTCTGAACGTCAAAAAGCAACGCTTGGGAATATTCAGTTTGGCCACTTTAAATTACAATGCCGTGTTTCCATTTCTTTGGAAACATCTGTAATGGCATTATCCGCTTTTGAAAATATGATTTCCAATAATGTATCTAAAGCCATAGTAAAAGCAATTGAAAATGCAATTATCAATGGTACAGGTAATGGTCAGCCAACAGGTATTTTAAAAGATGCAGCAGCTGGTGTGAAGTTGGAGGTTAAAGACTTTGACTATGCAACACTAGTTAAAGCAGAAGCTGAATTGCCTGTTGAATATGAAGAAGGTTCTGTATGGGTAATGACAAAGAAAACATTCATGAATATTGCAGGTATGACAGATAAAAATGGTCAACCAATTGCACGTGTTAACTATGGTATGGGTGGAAAACCTGAACGATCTATTCTTGGTCGTGGCGTATTGATTGTACCTTATCTTAAAAATCTTGATGCGGCTGCAGTTGGTGATATTGTAGCGTTTATTTATCGTTTTGAAGATTATGCATTGAACACTAACTATCAAATTGGTGTAAAAACATATGAAGATAATGAAACAGATGATATTGTTCGTAAATCTACAATGATTTGTGATGGTAAGCCTGTTGATACAAGTTCTTTGGTTAAATTAGCTAAGAAAGCATAGGTGTAATGTATGTTGACGGTAGCGGATGTAAAACTATACCTACGAATAGATGAAGATATTACAGAAGATGATGTATTTATTGAGGAATCTATAAATGCCGCTATCACGTACATTGAGCAAATGACTGGGAAACCATATATTGACGATCCACTATATCGTAGAGCCGTACAATATATGGTTGCTCATTGGTACGAAAATAGGGAAGCAACCTCATCTAAAACATTTGTACATGATTTGCCATTTACGCTAGGGCCATTAATTCGCCATATTGCATTATCTAAGAATTATCCAAGCGAGGAGACATAAAATGCTAAATATGGACGGAATCGGAAGATTGACGAAAAGAATTGAAGTACTAGCGTATCAAGATATTGAACACGATGGAATAACTAAACAAAAACTGGTTAGGTTGATACCTAATAGAATTTGGGCAAGGATAGAACCATTGCGTGGCAGGCAATATCTTGAAATGTATAAAGAAAAAGTAGACGAATTATATAAAATTACAATCAGATATAGAACTGGAATAACTGATGGTGTGCTAATTAAATATAAGGATGTAGTCTATAAAGTTAAAACTGTAATTGATCCATATGAAGAACATACAAAATTAGAATTGATGTGCCATATCTATAAAAGAGGAAAATAATGAATATTAAAACATTCATGGGGAGATTGGATAAATATATTAAAGAGTATCCTGTAGAAACAGAAAAAGCGATGCGTAAAGAAGCTAATCGAATGAAAAAAGAATTAGTAAGCGCATCACCTGTAGGTAAAGGGAGAAAACGGAAAATTTCAAAAAGTTGGAAAATGACTATTAATGGCAGTAGTAGTAGAGCGCTAGAAGCAACTTTACGGAATACATCACCTCATTTTCACTTAGTAGAGCGTGGGCATGTCATGAAAACTATGCATGGAAAAATAAAAGGATTCAAACAGGGGACATTTTTCTTTAAAAGGACGGTTGAAAAAAATCGAAATGATATAAGAACAGCTGTTGGTGAACACATGTTTAAAATGTTGAGGAAGAGAATAAAAGATGGCTAACCGATTATCACAAGTGGCAATATGGAAAGCTGTAGCAAAGAAAATACATGAAGAATATGGATGCACGGTATATAGTGATGAAGTTTTAGAAGAATTCACTATGCCGTGCTTTTTTGTAAAACTTTTAATGAGTTCAGAAATGCAAACAAAGAATTTCATTAAAAGAAATGTAACTATTATTGCTACATATTTTCCAAGTAATGAAGATAAGGATGAAGAACACTATTTAACAGTGTTTGATAAATTCTTACTATTATTTCAAATGGGTTTTCCTGTTGGCGATCGTTATTTACATGTAGATGATATTCAACAAGATAGAGTAGGAGAAGAAGATGATATTCTTCAAATTACAATGGATATTACATTCATGGATACAACAGGACGTATTGAAAGAATGAAAGAAGAAGGAATCACAATGGGTGATGTTAAATTAACAGTAGAAGTGGAGGATAAATAATGGCTAAATTAGGAATGCCTACAGTTGTAGTTAAATTTATTGAAGCTGGTATTGAAGCCATTCAACGTTCCCAAAGGGGAATTGTTGCATTAATTTTAGAAGATACTAAACAGGTAATTGATAAATTAGCAACAAAAACAAATGGTCATGAAGTATTACCTAATCCATTTTTGGTATATACAGTAGATGATATTCCAGAAGAATTATCAGATAAAAACAAGGATTACATTTTAAAAGCATTGAAGGGTTACAATAAACCACCATTAAAAATTGTTGTGTATATGATGCAACAAGGTGGCGATAAAACTGGTGCTGATAGATTCCAAGAACCATTAAAAGCAATGCTTACAGAACGATTTGATTATTTAGCAATTCCAACAATTGAAAATGCTCAATTGGAATATGTTGCAACGTGGGTAAAAACAGCACGTGAAAATAAGTTCAAAAAAATTAAGGTTGTATTACCGGGTTCTAATGCAGATTATGAAGGTGTAATCAATTTTGGTAATACAAAAGTGTTTACAGCTGATCGTGAATATAAACCAGCTGAATATACTGCACGCATTGCAGGTCTTGTGGCAGGCACAAATATGACACAAAGTGCTACATATGCACCATTAGCAGAAGTAATTGATTGTGATAGACACACTCAAGATGAAATGGATGCAATGGTAAATGAAGGTAAATTCTTCATTTGGTATGATGGCGAAAAGTTTAAAATGAGCCGTGCTATGAACTCTTTGGTAACAACAAGCCAAGGAAAGCTAGAAGGATATCAAACAATCAAAATAGTAGACATTATGGATATGATTTATGACGATATCAGAAAAACTGCACAAGATTCTTACATTGGCAAATATACAAATGATTATGAAAACAAATGTTTGCTAATTAGTGCGATTTTAGGATATTTTAAACAATTAGAAAATGAACGATTGTTACAAAAAGATTACTCCACATGTGAAATTGATTGTGAAGCAGTTCGAACATACCAATTATCGCATGGCTTATTCACAAAAGAAGAATTAGCAAAAATGAGTGATGATGAAGTTAAAAAATTGGATACTAAGAAGATTGTATTCTTAAAAGCAAAAGTAAGACCGCTTGATGCAATGGAAGATATCCAATTACCAATTAATATTTAATAGGAGGGACACATGGAGAATTTTGCAGCGCAACAGGTAATGACAGGCTCTCATGGGCAAGTGTGGTTAGATGGTTCTTTAGTATCGCAAGCTACCGCAGTTAAAGCTACAATTAAATTAAGCAAAGAAGAAGTTAAAAAAGCCAAGACAATGAGTAAACAATATAAATATGTTGGTTATGAAGGTACAGGCAGTTTAACTATGAACAAAGTATCTTCTTTGATGATTAGTAAAATGGCTGAAAATCTAAAAAAAGGTAAAGCCACTGTATGCCAATTAGTAATTCAATTAGATGATCCTGATGCTAAAGGTGTAGAAACAGTAACATTGTATGATGTAACCTTTGATTCCTTAGACCTTGCCAACTGGAAAGTAGGCGCATTGGTAGAAGAATCTGTAGACTTTACGTTTACAGAGTTTGATGTGATTGATATAGTGGAGGACTAATAGATGAGCAATATCATTGACAAATTGATGGAGAAAGACCTAGATACATTAAAAGAGGCAGCTAAAAAGGACCTAGAAATCACTCGATTATCAAAAGTTTTTAATGAACCTTTTACTGTTACAGTAAAGGAAATTAGTTATAAGCGTATTACAGACCTTCGCATGTTAGCTACTGATGATGGTGTAGCCGATGAAAGTCAATTTTTACAGTTTGTTGTAACGGATGGCATCGTTTCTCCAGATTTTGGAACGAAAGAATTATTACAAAAATTCCAAGTTCCATCCAAACAGGCATTATATACAAAGTTATTTAAAGCAGGTGAATTGGAGTTGATTGCACGTGAAGTATTAGCTCTATCTGGATATGGTGATAAAGCCATTAAAAAAGTAATTAATGAAGTAAAAAACTAATATATTCCGATGGTGATGTAAATCTTGCTTATTACATGTATGTCAATCATGATGTAATGCCATCGGAATTTCACAAAATGGGGCATGGGGAACGTGTAGTTCTCCGTGCTTTTATGTTGCAAGAAATTAAGGACAGAGAGGAGGCGAAAAAAGGATGAGTGAAGTAATTGATTTGGTGATGCGTTTACATGATGGTGTTACATCAGTATTATCTGGAATTAATTCACAAATGGCTGCAACTGCTAATATGGCAGATAGGCAAGGTAGAAAACTGCAGAATATAGGCAGAGGCATTAGTGGAATTGGTAATGCACTAATGCCTGTATCTGCTGCTATTGTTGGGATAGGCGCCGCCTCTGTTAAAGCTTTTGTTGGATTTGATTCTGCTGTTACTTCTGCTGGTGCTAAAGCAGGAGCAACACATGATGAAATGATTAAATTGAGAGATGTTGCAAAACAGTTAGGGGCAGATTTCCCTATAAGTGCGACACAAGCAGCGGAAGCGATGGATGGATTAGCTGCAAGCGGTATGAATGCAAATCAAATTATGAGTTCATTGCCATCAATTGTAGAGGCATCTGTTGCATCTGGTGAAAACTTGGAAACAACAGCAAGCATTGTATCTGGCGCATTAAATACATGGGGACTACAAGAAGGTAATGTAGCAGAGAATGCAACACGAATGGCCGATGTAATCCAAATGGCTGCTAACAAATCACGATTAGATATGATTGGGTTTGGCAATGCAATTCAATATGCAGGTGCACCAGCGGCTGCATTAGGAATATCTGTAGAAGAATTATCTACATCATTAGCTATCATGAGTAATAACAATATTGAGGCATCAACGAGTGGCCGTGCATTACGTATGATGTTAAGTAGATTAATAGACCCTCCAAAAGAAGCCGCACAAGCATTACAAAAACTAGGAATTGTCACTACTGATTCACAGGGCAAATTTATTGGCCTTGGTAAAGTATATGATCAATTGCGAACTAAAATGCAAGGACTAACAGAAGCTGAAAAATTTAAGTTGGCAGGTGATATTGCAGGAACAGAATCTACATCTGCATTATTAGCAGTATTGAACACTACTAAGGAAGCATACGATGATATGCGTAGTTCAATGGATTCTGCAACAGGTTCATCTAAAGCACAAGCCGATATAATGAAGAAAACATTGCTTGGGTCATTCAAGGATTTAGAAAGTAAAGTAGAGGCGTTAGCTATTAGCTTTGCTGATGTATTGCAGCCTAGGGTACAGAAGGTGGCTGACACGATCGGTAATCTAGCTAAATACTTTACTAATTTAAGTCCAGCCATTAAGAATACGGCAATTGATGTAGGCCTTAGTATTGTAGGCTTTACTGCTTTTGCTAAAATATTAGGGCCTATTACAAGTGGAATTGGCTCATTGATGCGGACATATGCTAATGTTGGTAAAGTGTTACGTGGACAAAGTATCAATAATAAATTATTAGAAGTATCTGTAAAGGGTATTGCAAGAGCTTTTAGTGGAATTGGTAGTATAGTGATGAGAGTATTACCAATGATAGGGAGATTAATTCCATTAGTCTTGACAGGACCGGTAGGGATTGCAATTGGTGTAGTTGCATTGTTAGGATTAGCAATTTATAAAAACTTTGACAAAGTAAAACCGATATTAGAGGGAGTAGGACAATCGTTTATAGGTGTTGTAAACATAATAAAAGGTGCAATCAATCGAATTATCGTTGCAGTACAACCTATAGTATCAAAAGTAGCAAGTGCATTTGGTAAATTAATTAATCAAGTGGCTACATCATTTGGTAGGATTTATCAATTAATGTCTCCTTTCTTAAATGTTATTTTCACTGTTGTAAGTAAAGTAGCTAAAGTTTTAATTGGTGGACCGCTTGCAGTAGCATTAGGGGCATTAGTAGTTGGCTTTAATGTAGCGGTAGCAGGAATTACAGGGATTCTTACTTTTGCATTAAATGTAATTGAAGGTATTGTAACAGGGATTACAAGTGTGTTAAGTGGTATTACAGATTTTATTGTTGGGGTGTTTACTGGTAATTGGAGCATGGCGTGGAATGGCATCGTTCAAATATTTGAAGGTATAGTAACACCAATTAAATCTATATTTACAGGGGTAATAGATGGCATTAAAGCAGCAATAAATAGTTTAATTTCTGGTGTAAATGGAATATCTGTAGATATTCCAGACTGGGTGCCGGGTGTAGGTGGCTCTCATTTTGGGCCATTAAACATTCCGTTATTATACTCTGGGACTGATAACTGGAAAGGTGGCCCTGCTATGATTCATGATCGCGGGGCTGAAATAGTAAACTTACCAAGTGGAGCACAAGTAATACCGCATGCACAGTCATTGAATACTGCATATAATCAAGGGAAACGTAGTTCATCTAGTAATAGCATCAATGTAAATATAGCGAATCTTAATGTTAGAAATGATGGAAAATCTGTAGAAGAGTTGACATTTGAAATTGCAGAACAAATTCATTACCAATTACAAAAACGTTCTATTAATAGAATGGAGGGAGCTGTATAATGTCTTTTTTTGATGCAATTATGAGTTTCTTTGGTGGTAAAGGAATACCACAAGGATGCCAATTTACATTCTCATGTGCAGGACAAAATATAGTATTGCCAGTAACACCAGCTTCATTTAAAGTTGGGAGAACATACAACAATAGTACGTTAAATATAAATGCAATTGGAGAAATTAATATGTTAGGCAAAAGAGGTCTTCAAACATTATCGTTTGAAGGCTTTTTTCCTGCACAAAAATATGAATGGTCAGAAACGAATGAAACAAATCCTTATAACCTAGTAAGAAAAATAGATGGATTTGCTACAAGTGGTAAGCCGTGTAAGATTTCAATTTCAAATACCTCAATTTCTATGTACTGTACAATTGAAGCATTTAATCATGATGAGCATGATGGTACGAGTGATGTATATTATGAGATGACGCTCAAAGAATATAGGTACATAAAACCAACATCAGAGATAAAAAATGATACTACAGGCTTACATAGTAGAATTGCCGAAGCACCAGAAGAGCAAGCTGTAACATCATATCCACAAGAACATTTCATGGATACAGCTAATAAGGCAGTATCAAAAATAATGCCAATTGCTGAACAAGGCAAAAAGGCATTAAACATGTATAAGATGATGGTTAAAGCTGGTAAAAGACCAATTGGTGCAGTTTTAAAAGTATCTAAGCGGTCATTAAAAATGAATGGTAAGGAGTGGCCACTATGATTACATTAATAGAACATATTAATGAAAAGGATGAAAGAGTAGATATTACACATCTTATTTCTAAGTTCACATGGAGCGGTGATAGAGAAGAAGCTGCAAGAAAGTTAGAGTTTTCATATGCTTACAACCCTAAAGATATATCATTTCCGAATTATTTAATTGATTTAGGTGATCGTATTGAAGTGACAGTAGATAATGCAAAGATATTTACTGGACGTGTTTTCTTTAGAAAAAGAAATACAAATGACAATACATATGATATTACTTGTTATGATGGGATGATATACCTAGCAAAGTCTAAAGTAAGTTTAGTTTTTAATGCTACAAATGTAGTTGATGCTTTCAAGCGTGTATGCGCAGAGGTTGAAGTACCTGTAGGGACCTTACCAGATATACCTACAGTAGTAAACTTTGTGGCAGATAAAAAAACATGTACAGAAGTTTTTCAAATGTTGTTTGAGAAAACAAAGGCTGATATTCAAAAAGATTACACAGCCATATTACTAGCAGATGGAATTAATTTGGTAGAAAAAGGAACAACCATTGAAGAGTATATAGCTAGGGATACATACGATGTAATAAGTTCATCACATTCTGAATCAATTGAGGAAATGGTAAACAGAATAAAAACTGTTGATGCTGCAGGCAATGTGATTCGAATAGATAATGAAGATTCATTAATTAAAAAGTATGGTATTTTCCAAGATATTTATAAAAATCAGCCAGAACCAAAGAAAAAGAAAGCTACTAAAAAGAAAAAGGCTACTAGTACAAGTACACCAAAGAAACCCAAGTTTCCTGTTGATAATGTGGCAAAAGCCAAAGCAAAAATCAAAGGAATCAAAATGGAATCAAGTATTTCTGCTATAGGTAATATGCAATGTATAGCAGGGTATTCTGTAGTAATTGAGGAAGAACAGCTAAAAGGAGTATTCTTCATTAAGTCAGATAATCATACATTTGAAAATAATACACACATCATGGAATTGAATTTAGAATACATTAGAGAACCAGAGGAAGGAGAGGGTGAAAGTGCCGAAGAAAAACAATGATCCTTATGCAGGAATATTAGGTATCATGAGCGATGTAGGTGGAAACGCTGGAAAGCAAGCGATGCCGGGAATTGGCACTATAGTATCACCACCTCCAAATTTGGTGGTATCGTTCAATGGAATGGAGTTAAACAGTAATTTTTTATGGGTAGATGAATATTGGTTACAAGGTCATTATAGAGAATCTAAGGGGCATATTGTAAGCGAAACACAACCACGCAGCGGTGGCGGTGGTTATGCAGAATTTGCTAGTCATACACACGCTATTCATAATGATTACACAAAAACTAGAATCATGACTGATACATGGCATGTAGGAGATAAAGTAATGTTAATTCCAATAGTCGGGGATGATGAAAGTACAGCAGAGCAATATTTTGTATATGGAAAATGTAGGAGGTTAGACGGCAATGAGTAATCCATTTATGAAAGGGAATACACCAAGTAGCATTGACGTTCAAAAAAATCTACCATTATGCAAGGAACTAGCTTGGGACTTTCAGAGAGATACATACCAATATGATAGAAATGGCAATCATAAATATGTAACAGGTAATGACGCTATTAAAGTATGGGTATGGAAAACTTTGAGAGTAGAGAGGTACAGATATAGAGCATATTATGATGATTATGGTATTGAGTTTGAACAGTTTATTGGTAAAAAACCAAATGATACACCTAGTCAATATGAACTGTTTGAGTATGTAAAGGATGCGTTATTGGTTAACCCATACATTATAAATGTAGATGCTGTAGATGTAATTCAAGAACATAAAACTATTACATTACAAATTGAATTACAAACAATATATGGGCCAAATACGATAGGAGTTGAAGTATAATGCTAGAACCACAAAGTAAGCAAGATGTGCTAGGACGGCTACTAGCAGATTTCAAAAAAATAGATAAAGAAGGATTGAGTACACATGAAGGAACATTTGTATTTGATACATTAAGTTCAAATGCGGTTGAGTTTGAAAAATCATATGCGGAAATGCAATTGATACTTGATGCGGCTTTCCCACAAACTGCATGGGGCGAATACTTAACACGTCATGCGGAATCTCATGGGGTATTTAGAAAAAGTGCAACACAAGCTAATGTAATGTTAACTATTACTGGAACTGCAAATACAGTAGTACCAAAAGGAAGTTTATTTGGCACAGATAATGATGAAACCTTTAGAACCACTATTGAAATTACGCTAGGTGAAACTGGAAGTGGCAAAGTATTGGCGGTATCAGAACTAACAGGTAAATCATTAAATGTAGGAGCTAATACAATTACAGAAATAGTAGGTGGGATTTATGGAGTGAGTACGGTTAACAATGAAACGGCTGCATATGATGGATATGATGAAGAAACTGATGCGGAACTACTAGATAGATTATTATTGAAAGTAAGAAAACCAGCAACAAGCGGTAATGCATATCATTATGAACAGTGGGCAAGATTAGTTAATGGAGTATTTTTAGTAAAAGTAATTCCATTATGGAATGGACCGGGAACAGTAAAAGTTATTATTATCAACAATGAGCGTGAAAGTGCGAGTACAGAATTGATTGAAAAAGTTAAAACTGTAATTGCAGAAAATGCACCAATTGGAGCTACTGTAACAGTAGTTACACCAACGATACTTGATATTAATATAGAGTTAACGGTAACTAAGGGGAAAGCTGAAATAGAAGCTATTAAAAAAGTACTAAATGAAGAGTTTAAAAAGCAAATCTTCAACGGTACATATGTGTCATATGCTAATATTGGCAAGGCTATTTTGGCCAATAAAGAAACAGGAGTATTAGATTATCGTGAGTTAAAAGTAAATAATGGTGTTACCAACATTGATATTACAAATGAACAATTACCAACAGTTAAAGAGGTGATCGTACATGAGTGATTTTATAAGATGGAAAGAGGTGGATATATTAGCATATCTACCTTTTTTTATTGCAAAAGATATGGAATTTAAGGCAATAAGTGATGCGGATAGTAGAGAGCATGAACGCATTAGATTATTGTTAATGGAATTATTGAAACAAGATAATATCCAAACGGCAACATATGCATTAGATAAATGGGAAGAATTTGTTGGGATTAAACCTAAAAACAATAGTTTTAAGGATAGAAGAAATCGTGTGATTGCAAAGTTAAATACTTCAAATAGCAGCACAAAAGAATATCTTGAAACTATTGCTAATAAGTTTATATCTGATAAGTCTGCTGAAATAATTCCATATAACGAAAAATATATGATGGACTTAAGCTTTACAAAGGACATGTGTGATAACATAGATGATTTACACAGTGCAATTGAAGAATTTAAACCAGCACATATTGGATATATTGTTTGGGAAGAACAAACTATTGCGCAAAACTTAATAATTACATCATTAGTAGGAGCGCAGGAAGAAACCGTGATAGGCATGATAAAACCATTAGAGAATATTGAGATTGAACACCGTATCTATTATGGGAATGCCATTGGGATAGAAGAAGTAACTATGATAGGAGGTTAATATGGCACAATTTCCGGGATTAAGCTTGACTGTTCAAGGAAATAAAATGATCCTTAAATCATCAACTGGTAAAACAGAGGATAGACTAATTATTACAAAGGCGGTAATTGGTGATGGGCAGCTAACAGCAAGTATTGATGGTTTAACAGAACTAGTTAGTAAAAAATTAGAAATAGGGTTAAGCCAAGTAAAAGAAGTTGCAAATGGTCAAATGCAATTGCAATTTAATTTTGACAATAGAAAAGTAGAAATTGGCTTTTTTTGGCGAGAAGTTGGATTATATGCAAAAAATGGTGATAGTGGGGAAGAAAAACTTATTGGCTATTCTAATGCCAAAGGTTTAACTTCATATATTCCAGATAAAACTAATGTTATTCCAATGCAACGTTTAGTAATTGCTTTAGGGGTGGGAGATAATCCAAACGTAAAAGGCGAAGTAGATTTTTCCAGTACTATTACTTTAGAACAATTGGAAACAGCAATTGATACACACAATAAAGCAGCAGAAGCACATGCGGAAAAATTTAAAACAATTAATGAAAAGATTACTGCAATAGAGGATTCCAAAGTAGCTAAAACATCTGCTGACTATATTAAATCATTAGTAACTAATACGAATGGATTAGAAGCTACAAAAGGTAATGGTACAAAAGAATTATTAAAATTACTAACTAATGTAGATAGTGATGATAAACAAGGACTAGCACCAACATTATCTTTGGTAAAAACTCTATTAAGTAGTCTAAATATTAAAAATAGGCAAGATGTAGTAAAAGCCTTGGGGGACGAAACATTACAAAGCTTGGGCGTACGGTATGATTTATCGAATCCAAATGCTTGGTATGTCAGCTTTGGCAAGTTGTTTGGCGGTTTAATTATCCAAGGGGGAAAATTTACCCCCGAAATTACATCTATATCATTTCCTATTCTTTTT